GGCCCACTTGGACCACGTCGAGTCTGGGCAGCCACGAAGCAGGCCTGCTCGTCGCCGAACAGCCGGACGAACTTGAACGTCGTGGCGTCGCGTACCTCACCCGCCGCGTTGGTGTACTTGCGCCCCGACGGCACCAGCTGGGCCTCGACGTACTGGTTGTGGAGCTGCTTGGCGTTCAGGCCCAGCGCCCTGATCGACGGGTTGACGAGCTGCGTCCACTCCCGGCTCTCGGCGATCAGGTCGCGCTCGGTCGTCTCGCGGCCCGGCACCACCGGGATCACCGCCAACTGGACGGCGGTGTAGCAGTTGTCGCCGTGCAGCGCCGGGTCGTAGGGCACCTTGCCGGCCCCTTTCACCAGCGCGCAGGTCCAGACCTCGATCTGTGCCTGCCCGAACACGGTGAAGGTGGGGTCCCAGGTCGCCGTGTCGGCCCGCGCCCAGGGATCGTCCGGTGTCGGTAGCTGCGTTTTTTGCGCGTGTGCCGTCTGTGCGGTCTGTGCGGTCTGTGCGGTCTCTACCACGGTCGTGGGCCTCCTTGTGTTTGGTTGTGCCGGCGCACCTGCCCGCGCCTGCGCCGGTAGGCCTCTGCCTGGCTTGCCAGCTCCCGCGCGTCCGGGTCGTAGATGCCCACCAGCGCCAGCAGGAGCGCCAGGATCAGAAAAGTCGCGGAGACGAAGCCGATGCCGAACGCGAGCCAAAACCCGTCCATCAGGCGCTTGCCCGGGCCCGCAGGCGGGGCAACGGCCCTTCGGTGAGATGTCCGCCGGCACGGTCACCCGCCTGATGTGCCAGTCGCTCGACGCACCGCGCCGCGACCCGCGCCAGCTCGCCGGCCGCGAGCTCGTCGACGAGGGCCACCGCCCGTTCTACGGCCGGCGGGATGGGCGCGTCGTGCGGCAGCAGCCGCTCCACGGCTGCCCGGTTGAGCACCACCCGCCCGCGCACCTTGCGCCCCGCCAGCGTGCCCTCCCGCCAGTGGCGCCGGACTGTCTCCGGCGAGAGTGAGAGCAGCGCCGCTGCCTCGTTCGGGGAGACGGTCGGCCCGGTCGGCCCGGTCGACGCCGGCGAGACGGGTGGCGCGTCAGGCCTCCCGGCCGCGCTCGGTAGAATCACGGTCACACCTGCCTTTCGTGCGCGTGTCGTGCACGTGCGACGCGCCCCGCCGGGTTTCCAGGCCCAGGCCGCGGGGCGCGTCGTCGTTTTCTAGGCTTGCCCGGCCTGCCGGCCAACGCCGCGCAGTCCTCCCCGAGGCGCTGCCCGTTCGGGTAGCAGTTCCGGCACTTGAGTAGCACGCCGGGCAACGAGAGACGCCGCCACCTCGCGCAAGTCGCCGAAGTTCGCCATGACACCGCCCAGCGAATGGAGGCCCAACCCCCGCCGGTAAAGGCGGATGTGGCCCCACTGCGCGCGGCCCACACACAGCAGCTTCGCCATCTCGGCATCGCTCAAATTGCGCGCTCTTTGGATGGCGATCAGCGCCTCCACCAACTGGCGTTCGTCCATCGGCTACCAAAGTAGCACCACCGCCCATTCTTGTCAACCACATTTCGACCGTTCTTGCTACCACAGTAGCGTATGCTAGCGCCACCGTGGGCATGCGGGAGGTGGGCGCCTTCGTGCGCCAGCAGCGCGACCAGCGCGGCTTTAGCCAGGCCGACCTTGCAGAGGCGGTCGGGATCGCCCGCTCGTACGTGTCGAAGATCGAGCGCGGCGACGTGGACGGGCTCGGCCACGACGTGGTGCGTAACCTCGCCGGTGCGCTCGGCGTGCCCCAGGAGCACCTCGAGGCGTTGCTGTACGACCGTGATCCGGCACGCCCGATCACGCCCGAGCCGGTGCTCCCGTTTGCGGTCGGCGTCGTGGCCCAAGCCAACGCGGGGAGGGCAGGGGGAGGGTACGTGGAGGACTTCGTGTACCTGCCGCCGTCCGAAGCCCGCGGGCGCTTCCTGCAGGTGGTGCGCGTCACCGGGGACTGCATGGAGCCGGAGCTTTCGCCCGGCGATCACGTGCTCATCGACCGCCGGGCGGTGCCCCAGGACGGGCAGATCGTGGTGTTCACCCTCGACGGCGGCGACGTCCTGATCAAGCGCTTCCACCGCGGCAACGGCTACCTGCTGCTGTGGTCGAACGGCGGCGATCACCTGCGACTCGCACCCGAGTCGGTGCAGATCGAGGGCGTGGTGCTGCGCATCATGAAAGTGCCCGAGCGGCGGGCCATGCCCGCTGTCCCCGCGGTCCCGGCTGGCTCGTTGGCCTCATGACCGCCGCCACACGGGTGGGCTAGCCGTGTCCACCGTGCCAGGCCGGCACAAGCGGGGACAGGGCGACGGTTCGTACGACCGGCTTCCCAACGGCACCTGGCGCGGGCGCGTGACCCTCGACGGCGCGCGGCGCGCGGTCTACGGCCCGACGCGGGCCAACGTCGTCGCCCAGGCCGACGCGCTGCGCCGCCGCCACCGCGAGGGGCGGCTGCCCGCGTGCGTACCGGCCCACACCACCCTGGCCGGCGCGCTCGAACGGTTGCTCGAGGCGAAGGTAGCCGGGGGGCTCACCGGCCGACACCTGGACACGCACCGGCGCAACACCGCGACGCACCTGGCGCCCCTACACGCCGTGCGGGTCGAGCAGCTGGCCGCCGCCGACGTGCGCGGGCTGCTGGCGGCGCTGCTCGCGACGCGCGCCCCTGCCACGGTGCGCCACGTGCGCTCGACGCTGCGCCAGGCGATGGCCCTGGCGGTCGTGGACGGGCTGGCGGTGCGCAACGTGGTCGACGACGTCCCCGCTCCCCGGCTGCCGCGCCGGCCGCCGCGGGCGCTGCAAGACGCCGAGCTGGCGCGGTTCTGGCGCGCGGCCCGGAAGCACCGGCTGTACGCCCTGTGGCTGCTGGCGGCCCGCACCGGCCTGCGCCAGGGCGAGCAGCGGGCGCTGCGCTGGACGGACATCGACAAACGCGCCGGCACCCTGACCGTCCAGCACACCATGCCGTGGCCGGGCACGCCCGACGGCGAGAAGGCGGCTAAGTCACTCGCCGGCGACCGCACGTTCGGGCTGACGCCGGGCATCCTCGCCGCGCTGGCCGCGCACCACGACCGGCAGGACGAGGAGCGCGCGCACGCCGGCACGCGCTGGCGCGAATCCGGTCTGGTGTTCACCACCGTGTGGGGCCGGGTGCTGCGGAACAACGCCATCTGGCGGGCGTTCCAGGAAGTCAAGTGCGCCGCGGCCCTCGCCGACCGGGTCCGGCCCCACGACCTGCGCCACACCGCCGCGTCGCACCTGCTGGCGGCTGGCGTCTCGCCCGCGGAGGTGGCCCAAATCCTGGGCCACGCCAGCGTGGCCGTGACCACGTCGATCTACGCCGGCTGGATTCGGCGCGGGGGCAGCGCCGCGCTGCAGGCCGTCGAGGACCGGGACCAAGGTTGGTCAACGAGTGACCAACCGGAGTGACGCGGTGCCGTGCGCGCTGTGCGCCGCGTGCGCCGTGGGCGCGTTCTACCAGGAGTAGCCCGTGCACGGTCGGCAGGCTCGTTGGCGGGGCAAGTCGCTTACGGGCCTGCTTGGCTTGGACACGCGCGCAGCCGGTTCCGCCCATTGCCTCCCTGGCTGGATCGCAGCACGCACGCGGTAGGGCACACCCGCGTGGGCGTAGTGACCAACCGCTGACCAACCGGGTCATCCGTCCAGGCGCACCGTGCCTCAGCCGAACAGCAGCGCCGCCGCCGTCACGAACGCCAGGCACAACCAGGCGATCACGGCGCCCGCCTCCACTGGTCGGCGGCGTGGTTCTGCTGCCGGTCGGCCAGGTGCGCCAGGGTGTCGATGAGCTTGGCGTTTTCGTCGCGGAGCGCCCGCATGTTGGCGCGGCATTCTCGCACGTGGAGCACCCAGCCGGTCAGGGCGATGGCGAGCGCTGCCGCCGTGCCGGTGAGATTGGCGAGCTGCTCGCCGGTCATGGCACCTAGGCAATCTGCCGGACGCCAAACTGGCTGGCATTGAGGTCGGCGATGGTCCACGCCGCGGCGGTATCCGGATTGGTATCCCAGCGTTCGCTGGCCATGCCGTAGGCGACGCCGAGGCCCTGCGTCGCGCCGACGTGGTTGGTGCTTCCCGGCCGCGCAACGAGCGCGATACTCCCCGACCCGGCGGCGTCGTCGCGCGCCAGCGCCGTCGCCTGGACCGCCTGGATCGTGCCGCTGAGGGTGAGGAGGTCGGCGAAGGTATAGGTATCGGTATTGCCGGCCGCCGCCGACGAGACGTAATCGGTATCGCCGTTGGGCGGCGCGTCGTCGACGCACTGGTAGTTGCTGCCGGCCGACGGCGTCCATGCCGTACTGGCTCCGGCGCCGTTGGGCACGATCTGCTCGACCCGGCAGTCGCCCGCAAAGTCGTTGTTGACGCTGCCGGTCGCATCGAAGATGTAGATATCGTCGTAGTCGTCGTTCGCGCCCGTAACGGCGACGCCGAAGTGGCCGAGCCGGACGACGCCCGCGTACGCCCCGGCGCCGTTCCGCGTGTCGACGCCGGTCAGGTTGAGGATGGTCGTGCCGTTCACCCGTACGACGACGACGCCGGCGGTGTCGTCGATCGTGCATTTCACCTCGATATAGGCCCAGGTGTTCGGCATCGGCGACCACGGCGTCGAGCTGAGTCCGGTACTCGGCGTCCCGCGCCAGGCGAAGAGGACGCCGGTATCGGTAGTAAGGGAGATACCGCAGTGCTGCGTGCCGCCGTCGTGGAAGGAGAGCAGCATCAACGGCGCGTTGGGCAGCGCAGAGATACGGAACGCGAAGCCGACGATCCAGGTCGCGAGCGGATCGCGGGTGAGCTGCATGGTGCCATTGGTGCTGCCGGTCGCGCGTCGGATGCCGTTGCCGTAGCGGCCGAACGACGGATCGATCGACAACCCGCCGCCGAGCGACGACCACTTGCCGGCGTAGTCCGCGATCGTTGTACTGCTCTCCCATCCCTCGATCAAGCGCGCGACCATCGTTGGCGTGTCCTTCTGCCGTCTCGACTATCTCGGCTATCGGGCTACTCTAACCAGATGATCCACGCGCGCCGGCCCGGTAGCGGGCCGATGACGAGGACGTCGACGACGAGCTGCGTCGTCCGGACCGCGGGCGCGGCGACCATCGCCTCGACGGCGAGCTGCGTCGTGCGGACCGCGCCGCTGGCGACGAGCACCTCGACCGTAACCTGCGTCGTCCGGACCGCCATCGCCGGTCAGGCCGCCTGCCAGTGGAGGATCAGCGTGGCTCGGGTAATCCCGCTCACACTCTCGTTGACCAGTTGCAGCACGCAATTCGCCTCCAAGTCGACGTCCCATCCGGTCACCGGCTGGTCGGCCGCCTTGCGCGCGCTCGATAGGGTCGGCTTGCTGCCCCCGCAGATCGACGCGCCGGCCGCGAGGTCGCCGGCCGTGGCCGGGAAATCGGCCCACGTCGCGGCCTTCCGGACGTCGATCACCATCGAGCCGACCTCCTTGGACACCAGCGACCACGCCGTGAGCGTGCGCGCGGCCGCCGGCATCTCGAATTCGACCGCGCTGCCGGTCGCCAGTACGGCGCCGCCGCGGTCGAGCACGATAGCCACGCCGACCGGCCGGTGCAGGTTGTGGACGTGGGCATCGAGCAGCAGCCGCACCGAGCGCAGCGCGACACCGGCCGCCTTGCGGTAGACGTTGCGCCACATGCCGTCCAACCGGGCGGCGCCGGGGTCGTAGAGGTCGGTCGTCATCGGCTCACCATCGGCTCACCATCGGCTCACTGCCCGCTCGCGCGCTCACGTCCGGCGCGTCGCCGTCATGCGCTGGCGGAACGTCCCGCGCTCGTCGACCTCGACCTCCAGGTGTTGCAGCCAGTACCGCTCACCGGCGTCGATCCCCAGGCGTGGCGAGGTAAACGCGATGGTTTGCCCCGGCCCGAGCAGATCATCGCGCGGTGTGGCGACGCGCAGCGTGTCCAGGACGGCGTTGTTTTCGGCCAGCAGCAGGTTGGCCACTTGCTCGCACGACACCACGTCGCCGGTGTCGGCGATCAGCGCTTTCTCGATCATCAGCGACGAGAACGGCGACGCGCTCACCTGGCGGTAGCCGTCGGCGCTGACCGGCACGACGGACGGAATGTACGGCGACGCCAGTACGCCGACTGGCGCCTTGGCCGTGTACTGGTACGACCCGAGTCCCGAGTAGTGCGGCGCCCCGGTCACGACCACCCGGTTGGCGGCGCCGGACGGGTCGCGCTCGATACTGGCGCCGGGCAGGATATCGGTGCCCTCCACGAACGAGAAATCGGCCGTGCCCGCCGGCTGCGTGGACAGCTTGATGCGGTACACCGTGCCGTCGAGCGACTCGAACGTGCGGTACCGCCCGCTGTAGTCGACCGGCACGCTGATGGCGTCGAGCTGCTCGATGTAGCTCAGACCGGTCTCGCCCTCGCGCCACCAGAACGGCGTCGGCGGCGTGAACGGCCCAAACGGGCTGGCGCCGATCGCGGCCAGGTCACGAAACCGGCTGCCGAGCAGATGGCCGGTGCCCAGGATGTTGCCGGCCGTGAAGGACACGCCGCACTGCGTCAGCACCGCCTGGACCTGATCCTCGTCGGCCATGCCGGCGCCGGCGCCGCTCAGGTTGGTGCCGTTCGTCACCTCGTTCTTGACGAATTCGGCGAGGTACAGCTTGCCCTTGCAGATGAGCGTGCCCTGCTGCGGCCACAGGTCGTTCGAGAGCGGCACCACCCACCCCCGGAAGCGCGTCTCGACGGTGGCCGGCGTGGCGCCCATCTTGATCTCCACGTCCGACCAGTACTCGATGGGCAGGGCAGCCGGGTCGCTCGGGTAGCCGGTGCCACCGGCACGGAGGACGCGCGCCTCGGCGTACCGCTGGTCGTACCCAAACGAGCACGTGGCGGCGCGCGCCCGCGCATCCAGCTCGCCGTCGATGTAGACCTCGAGCACCGGCTGGCGGACGGTGACGGCCATCGTGGTCGCCTCTTCGCTCGCTCGCCTAGTCCAGCTTGAGGAAGCTGGCCCGACTCTCGGCCTGGCCGCTGGCGTAGAGGCGGGTTTGCGCGACCGGCGCCAGCAGGAGCGCGTCGCTGGTGCCCTCGGCCCATACGAGCGTCCCGGCCTGCCCGACCAGCGACTCGAGGGTGTCGTACTCGGCCGCCGTGTCGTGCAGCAGAGACAGGTCCCACCGGCGCGGCAGCCGGCCGCCCACGTCCACGAACACGGCGTCGCCGCCGGGAATGTGGGCGACCGTCGTTTCGGCGTCGCGCGAGCGCTCGCGCCGGTCGGGCGCGTCGAGCACCTGGAACGTGGCCACGGTGGCGCCGACGGTGAACGTGTCAGGCACGGTCCGTGTCCCGGTCCGGCGCCGTGCCGGTGGAAATTGGGGGGCTTAGCCGGCCGTCTCGTGGCGGCAGCGATCGAGGATCGCCGCGAGGAGGTAGGCGAACTCCTCGCCGTTTTGGTGCCGCCGGCGCTCGAACTCGTCGAAGCGCATCCTGCCCTGCACCGCCTGCTGGGCGCATCGTGCCGCCGGCCCCGAGGTACCCCGAACAGTGCGGAAGAACGCCTCCACGGCGATGGCATCGGTGGCTGTCCAGCCCGTGGCCGCGGCGCGCGTCGCCTCTATGGCCTGGACGGTGGCTGATGCATCGGCGAAGCGCTCCGCAATGGAAGGGGTGGGGGTCGGCGGCGGCGGCGGCGGCGATGCAAGCGGTTGGGCCGCCGGCAATGGCACGAGCGTTGGTTGCGCAGTCGACGGCGGCACCGGAGCAGTCCGCGCACAGGCGAGGCCGGCCGCGAGTATCCCCAGCGCAAGAACGGGAGCGAGCCATGGCCATAGCGGCCTGGGAGGCGTGAACCGATACTTCATGGCCGGCATACGTGGCCGGCCGCCGGTGCGGCCGGCCACCCACCCGAATGGGCCATAGGGCGCCGCGATCTCCTGGAACGACGCTCATCGCCGTGCCCCGTGCAGCTCGGGATCGGCGCCCGGATCGGTGGCCGCCTCCGACGCGATGATGGCGGCGATCGCGTCGGCACCGGCGCCGGTCATCTCACTGGTGGCCGTGTACGGCGGCGGCGGGAGCGGCCGGCGCGACGTGGTGGCCTGGCGCGCGCGCTGCCGGGCGATCCAGTCCGCGACGGCCTGCGCCGAGCCGGTCCCCCACGGCGTCTCCACGAACAGCGCGTCGGCGATGCCCTCGGCGACGGCGACGCCGATCTTGCCGCCGAGCGCGTTCAGCTGCGCCTTGCCGGTCGCGTCGTACCAGGCGTTGGCGCTGTCGGTGATCGAGGTCCACAGCCCGCCCTGGGTGATTTTCGCGTCCCACCCCCTGGCGATCGCGTCGGCCCACGCCTCGCCGGCCTGCCGGAACGGGTCCTGGCGCTTCTGGGCCTCCCGCACGGCGTCATCCGAGGCCTTGCCCACGGCCGGCGCGATCTTCTGCACGCCCTCCACCGCCGCGTCGATCTCGCCCTGGATCAGCTGCCACGCCCGGCGCTGCGCCTCGAGCGCGTCCGTCGTGTCCTGGGCCGCCTTGAGCTGCGCCTCGATCGGGGTGAGCGCGTCCTCTTGCGCGTCGCGGACCTCCTGGATGCGGTCCTCCAGCGTGGCGATGGCCGGCGCCTGCTGCTGCTCCAGGCGCAGCGCCTCGCGGCGCTGCTCCATCTCCTGCACCATCAGCGCGCCGATGCGCTCGCGCAGGTCGAGCGCCGGGTCGTTCGGGTCGACGTTGCCCACCATCTGGCGCGCGGCCTCGATTTGCGCGTCGAGGATCAGCCCCTCCTGGGTGGCCCGGTTGGCGGCCAGCGCCCGGTTGACGGTCTGCAGGTCGCGCGCCTGCTGCAGCGCGCGGAGCTGGCGCTCGAGGGGCCGGAGCTGCGCGTCGTAGCGGTCGCGCACGTCCTGGGCGCGGCGCTGCAGCTCGGCCGTGTGCTGGCCGGCGGCGAGGAGCGCGCGCTCCAGCGCCGCCACCGGCTGTTGGGTTTGCGCGGCCAGCGAGCGGAGCTTCTCCACGTCGCCGGCCGCGGCGCGCAGCGCCGTGTGCGCCGCCGGCAGCGTGAGCGCCTCCCTGAACCGCTCCACGGCCGGCGCCGCCTGTTTCGCCGCGTCGCCGGTGTCGGCAACCGCATCCGGGATGGCGGCCAGCGCCTCGCGCACCTGCGTGGCCACGTCGGGCGCGAACCGGTCGAGCACGCCAAGCAGGGCGTTCTGGATGTGCGTCGCCAGCCGGCCGAACACGGCGCCGATGCGCGAGCCAATCAGCGACGCGACGTCGTAAAACTGCTCGCCGTACTTGGCGATGGCGTCGACCATGCGCCCCATCGCCTCGCTCACCCGGACGAAGATGCCCTCGCCGAGCCGGCGCTTGATCTCGTCGAAGAACGACACGATCGTGGACTTGCGCCCCTCGAAGGTGTTGGCCAGCTGGTCGATCAACCGGCGGTCGGCGCCCAGCTCGGCGAGCGCCCGCCGGATGACCTCGATGGCCGGCACCCCCTCGGCACGCAGCCGGTTGATCGCCTCGCGGGAGAGGTCGAAGCGGTTGATCAGCGACTCGAAGTCGCCGCCCAACGCCTCGCGGATGGCCACGGCGGCGCCCTCCAGCCCCTGGGCCGGGTTGAGCGCGGCCAGGATCTCGGCCGTCTTGATCAGGTCCATCAGCGCGTCCTGTGAGCCCCGCGCGCTGCTGATCAGCGCCTGGCCGGCAGCGATCATCTCGGCCGTGTCGAACGGCGTGACGTCCGCCTCGCGGCGCAGCGCCTCCACGATGTCGGCCGCCGCGCCGGCCGAGCGGGTGAACGCCGTGAACCGCGCCGTGGCCTGCTCCAGCCGGCTGTTGGCGCCGAAGATCGCCTCGCCGACGCCACCGGCGACCGACATCACGCCGGCCATGGCCGCCTGAACGGCGCCGAACCCGGTGGCGATGCCGGCGCCGAGCTTGAGCGCGCCGAAGGCGTCGAGCTGTTTCTGAGTCTGGGCCGTCGTGGCGCCGAGGTCGCGCAGTGCGCCCTGGAGTTGCCGCACGCTTCGCTGAGCTGAGGCACTCGACCCAGAAATTTGGAGCGCGAGCTGGAGATCCGCCACCGTGTATCCTACGGTCTCACCGCCGGCCCTCGCGTTCGGCCCGCCACGCCGCCGCCTCGCCCTCGATGGCCATCAGCTTGAGCGCCAACGCGACCTCACTTGCGGGTGCCTCGTCGACCTGCCATGGCGCAACATGCCACTCGGCAGCCAACTGCTTACGCACGAACAGCCAGGGCACCGGCAACCCGACGCGCTGCGACGCGCGCAGCCAGATTCTCAAGTCTCGTTCTTCGCGCTCAGGCGAAAATTTGGCAGGTTGGTCGGCTCCTGGTCGACCAGCCGGATGAGGGCGATGGCGCAGTCGAGCGGGATGGCCTGCCAGAACGCCGGATCGCCCGGCAGGGGCAGCTCGCTGCCGTCGAAATCGCGCCACGGGCCGGCGTCCTCGCCGTCCACGATGAGCCGGTGGCGCAGCACGACCTCGCCGAGCGCGTGGGCGACGTCGTCGCCGAACACGTCGCCGGTGCGGATGCGCTCGCGCAAGCGTTGGGGGTAGTTCACCCACAGCTCGACCTCGTAGGTGACGCTCGGCGCGTCGGTATCGGTCGCGCTCTGGACAAAGTCATAATCGGGGACTCTTACCCACCTGGTCTTGCGGACGAAGGCGTACACGGCCGCTGGCGTGGCCACGTGCCCGTTCAGGCTCGACGCTGCCGGTTTGCGCGTGCGTGTCTGGGCCATACGTCGTGCTCCAGGCGTGCCAGCTAGGCCGCCCATGCTGTGGTGCGGGCGTTCTTACAAGCCACCTGGACGCCATACCCCAAGGAACTGCTGTACAAGTACGTCCCACGCAGCTCGTACACACGGGTGCCATCGGCCGACTGCCCGAGGTCGAACGCCGTCCAGTACAGCGGAAGCACGAGCACCACCTCGGCGTTCTGGCCGGTTTCGATCTCCTGGGTGCCGAACACGATGGTCACCAGCCGCGGCGTCGGCGCGATCCAGTTGGCGAATTCGGCGGCCACCACGGCATCAGACGCCTCGACGGTGAGCGTCGACTCACACGTGAGCTCGCCGACGGTGATGGCGCACGCCTGTTGCGAGGCGTGCGCGCCGTACTTGCGCCCCAGGTTGTTGCCGATGGTCACGTCCCACGACAGCAGCACGCACGGCTCTTCGGTGGTCCTGGCCGGCCCCTCGATGTCGTCGATGTAGAAACTGGTCTCCCACCCGGAGATGAAGTCGGGCGTGCGGTCGGCGAGCGCCGGGGTGAGCGTTTCCAGCTCCAGCGCCGTGCCGAACAGCTCGCAGGTCACGATGTGCTCGCCGTTGGCCGCGCCGGCAAACCGGATGGTGTTGCCGTAGCAGCCGTGCTCGGCCCACGCACGGGCGCCGTCGTGCCATTCGATGGTGGCGCTGTCGAGCGCGGTCGATCCGCCGGCGCCGCTCGGCTCGAATTCCCACAGGCGGGCCAGCGTGGCACCGCCCGGCGTGCTCGGCGTCACGCCACCCCGTACCGACATCAGCAACGGCTCGATAATCTCGCTCGAGGACATGGGCAGCGACACCGTGCCGCCGGCGACTTGCGGCCCGAGGGTGAACCCGCGCACGTTGTCGCGCGTGCCGGTGGCGAAGCGGTACGGCCGCGGCTCGTGCTCCCGACTGAGCCGCGAGTCCTCGGTGCGGAAGTACATAACGCGGGTTGCCGGCGTATCGCTACCGTACACGCTTTCGTGTGCTATCTGGAATTTTGCTTGCCACAGCTCGCCGCTCAACGCCGGATACCTCCTCCTGTATGGCTAGGCCGCGAAGTTGCCGGCGAGGTCACACCGGACCTCGCCGGCTACGACGAGCCCGTAGTAATTTTGCTCCGCGTATTCCAGCACGCCCATCCGCCAGCTCGTGACGCGGCAATCACGACACGCGCCGTGCATCGTCTTGTGCCCGTTGACCAGCCGGCGCAGCGCGTCCTTGATCGGCAGCAGTTGGGTGCGCGCCCGCAGCGCGTCGGTCTGGTCGCTGAACACGTAGACCTCGAACACGTCGATCTCGTGCTGGCGCTGCGTCTCGACCATTCCCCAGCCGGGTTCCTCCCAACTCCCCGTGGCGGCCGAATTGACGACCGCCGGCAGCGCGGCCAGGTTCTCCGGCGGGTGGTCGTAGATGGCGCGCACCCCCTCGATGCCCACCGCGCGCTCGACCTGCGCCAGCGCCGCGAGGAACGCCTCGAGCCGGGAGGTAGGGAGCACAACGGCCACTACGCGCCGCCCTCCGTGGCCCCAGCGCCCGACGCGCCGCCAGCGGACCCGGCGGACCAGGCGGCCTGGATCTCCCGCGCGGCGCCGTTGAGCAACTTCCGGAACTGCCCGCGCAGCCAGGTCCGGGCACCCGACAGCCAACCCCGCGTCGGCCGGCCCTTCATGGGTCCCGAGCGGTAGTGGAACCGTGGCCCGCCCTCGAGCGCGCCGGGGTAGCGGAACCCGTCGCGGGTGGGCATCGGCCGGCCGCGGCGCGGGTAGCCGATGGCCACGAAGCGCGGGACGGGGCGGTCGTCGAGCACGTGGGTGACGGCGTTGGCCAACGATCCGCGCCGGCGCGGCGCCCGCGCCCGGACGTACGCCTGCCCCAGCTTGCCGATGTCGGCGAACGCCCGATGCACGGCCGGCGCGTAGAACGGGTTGGCCGGATCGAGCTTGGCCATGGCGGCGCCCAACCCGCGGACCTGGATGCGGTAGCTACCCCGTCCGATCGACCCGCTCGCGGTTCCGGCGGCGCGTTCCTGGCTCATCCGTGGCTCAGCCGATCGTCACGATCTTGTAGCTATCCAACACCCCACGCACGAAGGGATGAATCCCCGTCCCGAGTCCGGGCGTGCGGATTTCGGTATCCAACTCGACGCTGCCGGTGACGCCGTGCGGCGCCGAGCGCGCCCTGAACTGCAGGACACACTGGTCCAAACACGCCTCCTGCACCGGCGCCGGGACCTCGGCGCCAAAGCCCCACGCCGCCGTCACGCGCACGCCTCCCGGCCACGGTGGAAACACCCGCGGCGCGCTGGTGGGCCAGGTGGTGCGGATCTCCCAATAGGGACCGGGCGGCACGCCGTAGGCCGCGTTCAGCGGGTAGAGCGCATAGTCGGCGGCGTCCCAAATGGTTTCGTGCGTGCCGTCGTGGTCGTCGTCGGTGGCGACCTCGCTGACCGCGCCGGCGTCATCGATGAACACGCGGCCGGCCGCCGCGGCCGTGTAGGTGCGCGCCCCACTGCCGGCGGCGAATACGCGCCCGCAGTAGTTCTGGATCGAGTCGGAGACGGCCAGAATCAGCGCCGCCAGCGCTGCGTCGTCGCGGGTGTCGGCGATGCCCAGGCGGGCCTTGAGCTGCGAGAGACTACAAAGCGCCATAGGGGCTGCCTCCGGGCTCCCTCCCGGCCGCCTACCGGGTCCGCCCCGTCCGTCCCGTGCGCATCGCGCCGGCGGGCGCGCGCCGGGATCGCGCGGGCTCGGGTTCCGGCTCGGGCTCCGGCTCGGGTTCGGGCTCCGGCTCGGGCTCCGGCTCCGGCTCCGGCGCGGGTGTCCCGACCACTTCGACCACTTCGGCGAAGCCGGCGGCGAACCACGCCGGGTCGACCTCGGCGTCGGGCACCTCGGCCACCTGGCCGGGACCGAAGCGCCCGCTGGGCGTCCCCACCGTGGTCAGGAACCGGAGCCTCACGCCACCACCTCGTCGACCGTCGTGGCGTCGGTGGCCGGCTGGTAGCGCGCGTCGTGGCCCAGCAGCAACCCGGCGACGAGCGCCGCCGCCGCCGCCGTGGTCACGGTCAGGCGCACGTGGGTGAAGGCGTTGTTGACGTCGAGCTCCTCGGCGCCGCAGTTGAGCACGGCCTGCTTGTTGCTGTCGGTGCCGGCCGCGGTCAACTGCGTGATCGCCTTGCCGGTGACGTCCTTGGCGCCGGCGCCGGCCGCGCTGGTGGCCTGCTCCAGCTTGGCGTCGACCGTGCCGGTGGCGGTGATCGCGCCCACGACGACGACACCCTGGACGGCGCTGTAGGTCGCCATCGACACCCAGCCGGTGCTGGCGCTACCCGGCGCCAGGCTCTGGGGGTTGATCACGCCGGCGATGGTCGCCCGGTCGGACGGATTCGCGTTGGGGGTGCTCATGGCCTGTCTCCTTACGGGTCGGGCGACGGTTACGGCCGGACGGCCAGGGCCACGAAGTGCGACTTGGTGTTGCCGCCGTGCGCCGGCGAGACGGCCGCCGACAGGTACGGCTGCCCGCCCAACCGGAACGTCCAGCGGAACGCGTCGATGTTGTAGTCGAAGTACAGGTGGATACTCGACGCGAACTGCGGGCTGTCCGTCCGGCGGGTGGCGTAGTACCCGGTCGGGTCGACCAGTTGGATGTCGCCCGCGGCGCCCAGCGTCTGGCAGTGCTCGCTGGGCTGGACCGGGCGCCCGAAGAGGAACCCCCCGGGCGCGCCCGCGAACCCGGTGGCCGGGGGCGTCCAGATGGGCTGGTCGCCCAACGTGAGCTGCACCAACTGGGGCAGCACGTCGGGGTTGATCTTCCAGACGGCGCGGCCCAGCGAGCCGGCCAGCAGCCGGCCGAGCATGTTGGCCACGTTGGCGGCGATGACGGTCGCCGTGGTCTGGCTGCTCTCCTTGGCCACGCTGATCAGCGCGCCCGAGGTCATCCAGCCCAACGGCTGCCCCGCGCCCGTCCCCCACATGATCGCGTCGCTGGTCTTCCAGGCGATCGCGCGGGCCGCGCCCCGCGAGAGCCGGTCGTTCAGCCGGGGCGCGTCCTGCAGCAACTCTTCGGTGGCCAACACGAAGGCGTAGAGCGGGTGGAGGGGGACCTGCACCAGGTCGGTGTCCAGCCGGCTGGGCGTCATCTGGGTGCCCTCGGCACGCCAGCGGGCCTGGATGCCGGTGGCACCCCAGGGCGTGCTCTCGTCCTTGAGCAGCTCGACCACGTTGCTGCTGGTCATCTCCGGCCCGACCTGGGCCAGCAGGTTGTCCTCGTCGGCCGCGACCAGCTCCCAGATCCCGTCGCGGAAGTCCGGCGGCACCATGTACCCGTCGGGCGTGGCGCTCTCCAGGTGGAAGTTGGCCGGCGCGGCGCCGTACTGGCCGGGCTGGCCATAGCCGGTGCCTAGCCCGCGCAGGCGGTCGTCGACCGGCCCGCCGGGCAGGAGCGCGCCCTTGACCGCCAGGGCAAACTGGGCCAACGTCGCGAACCCGCGCCGCGGGTCGTCGAGGCGCCGCTCGTGGAGCAGCGCCACCGCTGCTCCGGCTGCCCCGAATCCGGTCGCGGCCGGTGCGGGAGACGGGGGCGCCGGCCCGCCCGCGACCGCGGCCGGCAGCGCGGGCTCGAGGCGCAAGCGCTCGCGCTGGCGTTCCTCGCGCTCGATCTCGCCGGCGAGCGCTTCCAGGCGGGCCTGGATGGCGTCGTCACGCCGGCGTTCGTCGTCGGTCAAGTCGCGGGCGTGCCCGTTCTGGGCGTCCTGGGCGTCGGCCTCGACGGCGGCGAAGAGGGCCTGCCCCTCGCGCACGAGCGCCGCCCGCTCGTCGAGGAGGTGCTGGTAGCGTCCGGGCATCGGCATCGCTGGCTCCCTGGCTCCTGGGCTGCTCCGTGGTGGAGCTGGTGGAGCGGCGGGCACCAAAAAGGTGCGCACCGCGGCCTGCGGACCATCCCGGTGGGGATCGTCCGGCAACCGACGGTCGCGCACCTCGCGACGGCGCGGCGCTTCCGTGTTACCCCCGCGGACACCAGATCGCGTCGGCGCTGGACTAGGCGGGAGCCTTCGAGCGCTTACTGTAGCCGCGCCACCGAGAGGTCGTCAAGCACGGCCATCCGCACCAGCCCCAGCACCGCAGCATGGCCGGCCAGCGCCTCATCCCAAGTGCGATAGCGCTCGCAGATCTCTTCGTCTGCCTGCGCTTCACCAGCCGCGGCCGGCATCCCCTTCGCAGCCTTCGTATAGAACACCATCGTTTCGAACAGCACCGGACCACGCGCCGACCCCTCGAAATTGTGATCGACCCCCAGGAAGACGGTAGACACGCGCGCCGTCGAACCGCTCGGGAGTGCCACGGCGTCATCGGCAACCTGCCGATCGGCATTGGCCCACCATTCCGACCATTCGAGCCAGTCACGCGCCGGGCGCGGCACGTGGCCGTCGAGCACGTAGTTGAGGCGCAGATTCATCCCAAGTGGCACCGTCGCGCGCGCTGGGCGCGGCCCCTTAGCCCCGGTCTGGTGGGCAGCCTGGTGGGCGTTCGCCCATGCACCGAGACAGGTGAGTGAGCAGAAGTGGTGTGGCGCGTCGTGGATGACTGCCGGGTCGGCATTGCATGTGAAGAGCACCTGGCCGTACACATCCAGTTCCCACCAATTCACCGGCGGCTCCGGCGCCTCAACATGGCATTGGTTGCATCGAGTCGACATGGCCATTGCGGCCCCCTTCCAGACCGAGAGCACGCGAGGCGCGCCGGCGGAAGGACACCGCAGGGGCTGATCAGGCCACGCGCCTGCGCATGCTACGAGTGTGCGCCAGATGATACCCGGCCGCCTGCGTCTCGCGGAACCGTTGCCGGCGCCGGCGCCAGTCCAGCCCGCTGACCAACTCCCAGGGCGGTTCCTCGCAGTGCCGTCCGGCGTCGGCGCGGAGCTGCGCCTCGGTAGCCGGCCCGGCATTGGCCACCAGCGCAGCGGCCCGCTGGCCAAGCTGCGCCCGCCCGCGCGCCGACTGCAGCCGCGCGATGGTTTGGGGCAGGCTTTCCACCCGATCGGCCATCCCCAATTCGACCGCCTCGCGGGCGCCCACCACGCGCCCCTCGCCGAACCCGTTGCGGACCGTGGCCACGGACACGCCCCGGTGGCGGGCCACGTCGCGGGTGAACATGCCGTAGTAGTCGTCGACCCGCGCCTGGATCGCCGCCCGCGCCTCGGCCGTGAGCGGCGCGAAGGGGCTGGCCTCGCCCTTGTACGTACCGGCGTTGATCAAGCTGACGGTGACCCCTTCCTGGTCGAGGCGCCGGCTGTGATCTTCGTGGGCGGCGAGCACGCCGATGCTGCCGACCTCGCCCGACGGCGTGACGACCAGCTCGTCGACCGCCGTGGCCAGCCAGTAGGCCGCGCTCGCCGCCAGGCTGTTGGCCACGGCGACGAGCGGCTTGCTGCCACGTGCCTCGTACAGGGATTGCGCCAGCTCGGGCACGCCGAAGACCGCGCCACCCGGTGAGTCGACGTCGAGGAGGACCGCCGCCACCTCGGGATTGGCGATGTGCGCGCGCAGGTCGGCCGCGATCTGCTCCGTACTCGTGCCGCCGCTGGAGGCGCCCAGCAACCCGGCGCGCTGGGCGATCACGCCGTGCACCGGGATCACCGCCACGCTGCCGTCGTTCACCCTCCCCGCCCCCGACGGTCCGTCTCGCGGCGGGCCAATGCGGGCGGCGATCTGCTCGACGGGGAGGCGCCCGCCCGCTGCCCGGAAGGCCAGCAGCTCGACGATGACGCCGAGCATCTCCGGCCGAATGGCCCAGGGCGTGTCGAAGACGAAGCGGGCGATGCGGTCGTACACAGACTAGCCCTCCTGGGCATCCTCGGGGACGCGGTGCAGGCGCACCACCGGCGGGCGCACGAACCGCTCCTGGTCCGGTCCGTCCCGCCACGCGGTGGAATGGACCTCCAGGCGCACGCGCGCGGTGCCCCACAGCGTCGCGTCGGCGGGCAGCGGGTACTCGACCGAGTAGCGCCGCCGCGCGCCAGCCGGCGTCCGCAGCAGGTCGACCAGCAGGCGCAGGTCCAGCTCAAGCCAGCGCGTGCCCGGTGTGGCCATCGTCGTCCTCCTCAGCCTCCGCAGCGTCTTCCAGTGCCGCCTCGTCGTCCTCAGCAGGGGCGGCGCCCGGCAGCAGCACGCCGGCGGCCACCAGCGCCAGCCGGGTGAGGGCCTCCCGCCTCCCGTCGAGCCAGCCGGGCACCGCCTCGGGCAGCACGGCCGCCAGCGCCGCCGCCTGCGCGGCGCAGTAGCCCGCGGCGACGTCGTCGGGCAGGCGCAACGCCGCCGCCACCGTTGCCCGATGGCCCGCATAGAACGCGTCGAGCGCCGCCCGCCACGCCGCCGGCTGCCCCACGCAGCGGTGGGCCGCCTTGCCCAGCGCGGCCTGCTCTTTCCGGATGAGCCGCGCGGCCGCGTCGCCGACGAAACCCTGGATCGTGGCCCCGGTGGCCCCGGCGGCCAGTGCCGGCACCGCCATCGCGCCGCGCTCGGGTGGGACCGGCCCCATCCCGGCCGGTGCCATATTCACCGGGACCAGGTAGTCGTCGAGGCCCGCAACCGGGTTGAGGTTCTCGTAGCGCCGCACGTCGTTGGCGCTGAGCCAGCCCCACTGCCGGCCGGTGGCGTAGGCGTCGTAGCGGTCCTTCTGGTTGCCCCGCAGCAGGCCGTCGACCAGGAACTCGGCAAAGAACCGCTGCGGGGCCAGGATCAGGTCGGCATTGATCCCGTTCTCCCACCGGCGCAGCCAGGGCAGCAGCGCGTAGGTGACGAACTCGATGCCCATACTCTCGATGCCGGAGCCCCAACTGCTCGACTTCGACACCAGCTGCACCAGGTGCAGGGGCACGCCGAAGAACCGGCAGATGTCCTCGACCTCGAACTCGCGCAGGCTGACCCACTCGGCGTCCTTGGGGGCCACGCCCATCGCCTTGTAGGACATGCCCTCGTCGAGCACGGCGGTCGAGTAGGCGTTGCCCAGCCCGGCGTGCGCCTCCTGCCACGCGGCGCGCAGTCGACGCTTGGCGTCGAGCGACAGCACCCCGGCGTACTCGATCACGCCCTTGGGCGCCGCGTCTTGGCTGAAGAAGCGGGCGCCGTAGCTCTCGGCCGCCAGCGACAACCCGATCGTCTCGCGGGCGTAGCCGAGCACGCTGAGCCCGCGCTTGCCGTCCAGCGTCAGCCCCAGCAGGCGCCACACCTCGTCGTCGAGCAGCACCCGCTGGCTGCCGTCCGGCTCGGTCACGCGGTAGCGCTGCCGGCCCGAGGGCAGCGCCTCCACGGCCACCCGGTCGGGCGGGAGCGGGAGGAGCTGGTCGACCGGGCCGCGCGGTCCCGGCACGATCCGGGCGTAGGCCTCGCCCCGCAGCAGCAGAGCCAGCATCATGGCCACCTTGAAGTCGAAGGCGGTCATGTGCTCGTTGGGCGCGTGCTGCAGCCGGTCGTAGAGCGGGTGGTTCGGCGCGCGCTGCCTGGCGCCGTCGGGGAAGCGCTCGTAGACCGGCAGCGGCAGTCCGGCCAGGCTCTCGCTGAGGAGCTTGCAACAGCCCCAAATGGCGCTGGCACAGAGCGCCGTCTGCTCGCTGACGTAGACGCCGGACACCGCGGGACCGGCCACGCTGGTCGGGCCGGCGGACCGCCACCAGAAGTCGTCGCCGGGGTCGCGGGCCACGCTCCCCCCGGCCTCCATGGCCGCGGCGGCCCACGCGCGGCGGACCAGACTCACGCCGCCCTCCGATCACCCGGGGGCGGGGCGGCCCGCGTCCCCTGCAAGCGCCCGTGCCCGGCCTGCTGGCCCGGGCTGCCGGCCCCTCCCAAGGCCCGCAAGCTGGCCCAATCGACCAGGTTGAGCACCGCGCTGTAGGCGATCCCGAACACCCCACCGGCGAGCAGCGTCCACCCCAGGCCACACAGCAGGTAGACGCCGGCGAGGGTCAACCCCGCGCCCAGCCAGAGCCACAGATCGGCCGCACCCGGAAGGTGCGGCCACCAGCGGGCTCCCGTGGGACCACCCAGGCCTGCGCGGGCCATCGGCTCCTGGTGCCTCTCCCGGCGCGTAACTATACGCGGTCTACACCACCAGAAGCGCCTCGCCCTCGCGTTCCCAGCGCGAGGCCCGTCGTTCGCGACGGATCGCCCGGTCCAGCGCCATAACAAGCCCCAACATCCCGTCGATCTTCTCGGTGCTCTTCTGCTTGTCGGGCTTGAGGTTGCCGGCGGGGTCGGTGCGCACCACCAGGTTGTCGGCGTTCCAGCGCAGCACCGGGTGCCCGCCGTGGCGCAACCGGCCGGCCAGGACCAGGTTGAGCAGCTCCTTGGTCGGCGGCGAGAGGGTGGCGAAGCCCTGGCCCATGGCCACCACGGGCAGGCCGTCGTCGCCAAGCTCCTGGGCCAGTTGCGTGGCCCCCCAGCGGTCGAAGCCCAGCTCGCGGATGCGGAACTCGGCACCCACATCGCGCAAGGTCTGGCGGATCGCGCCGTAGTCGATCACGTTGCCCGGCGTCGCCTGCACCAGGCCCTGGCGCACCCACAGGTCGTAGGGCACGCGGTCGCGGCGGGTCCGCTCCGCCACGGTGGCCGCCGGGACCCAGAAGAACGGCAGCACGTCGTACCCCTCGGGCTCGGCGCCGTCGGGAAAGACCAGCACCAGCGCCGCCAGGTCGGTCGTGCTGGCCAGGTCGAGGCCGGCGTAGCAGTCGCGCCCGCGCAGCGCCGCCCGGTCGACCGCGCCGGCGCAGGCGTCCCACCGGTCGAGCGCCAGCCAGCGCGTCTCGCTCGCCGTCCACTGGCACAGGTACAGGCGCCGGAAGGCGTTCTCCAGCGCCGGCACCTGGCGCGCCCGCTCCGCCAGCGCCCGCATCTCGTCGAGCGAGCGGAAGTCGCCCAGCGCCGGGTTCGCCGCGCGCCATACCGCCTCGTCGGTCCAGTCGGCGTCCTCGGGCGCCGCCCGGATGTAGGCGAAGAAGGACGGATCGTCGACCGTGCCGTCGAGCACCTGCCGGGCGTGCTCGTGCAGCTCCCAGCAGATCGAGTGCCGGTCGAACCCGGCCGTGGTGATCGCGAACGTGAGCGGCTGCCGGCGGGCCCCGGTCGACGTGGTGAGCACGTCCCACAGGTCGCGGTTCGGTTGGACGTGCAGCTCGTCGACGATCACGCCGTGGGCGTTGAATCCGTGCGAGCCGGCCGCGTCGGCCGGGATCGCCCGGTAGAAGCCGCCGTCGGGCAACAGCAGGCGCTTGGTGGCGTCGAGCACCTGGCAGCGCCGGGCCAGCTCGGCCCGGCGCTTGACCATCTGCGCCGCCACGCCGTAGACCAGACTGGCCTGGTCGCGGTCACCGGCTGCGCCGTAGATTTCCGCGCCCGGCTCCCCATCGGCGAACAGGAGGTACAGCGCGATCCCGGCCGCCAGTTCGGTCTTACCCTGCTTGCGGGGCATCTCCACGTAGGCGGTGCGGTAGCGCCGCGTGCCGTCGGCGTTGAGCGTGCCGAACAGCGGGCGGATCAGCTCGTGCTCCTGCCACGGCGCCAGCACGAACGGCCGGCCGGCCCACTCGCCTTTGGTGTGCACCAACAGCCGGCTGAACCAGTTCACGGCGCGATCAGCCGCCCTAGCCGAGTAGGGCATCGAGGCCTCCGTCGGCCGGCCGTTCGGGCACCGTCATGCGCGCGCGCGCTGACGGGGTCAGGCCGAACTCGTGGCAGAACGCGCGCACCAACGCGAGACTCTTCTGCGCGATCGCCACCTCGGGCCGCACGCCGACAAACCCCGTCTGGGTGGTGAACGTGAGCTCGCCGTCGCGCACCCGTTCTTCAGCCGCGCGCCACCGGCTGTACGCCTGGCAGTACCCCGCCAGCGCCGCGCGATCGACCACCGTGAGCAACCCCAACCGGCGCAGCTCGGGCGCCACCCGGCGCCACTCGCGCTTGGCTTCGGGCTCGAGCCACGCCGGGCACGCCGGAAGCCCCCCCCCGACGCTCGGCTGGGGCACCCGGTCCGGCCGCCGGGCGGTGCCCTTGAGCACCTTGAGCGCCAGCGGTTCGGGTGCCGGTCCGCGCAACCCCACGCGCTACCCCCCGACGAGAAACACCGCGGCGTTCGCACGGTGC